AGTAGAAACAAGGAGTTTTTTGAACAAACTACTTGTCAATGGTGAATGGCAACTCGGCATCGTCTGGCCAAGACCAACCCACAGTGTCACTATTTACACCACAAAAAGATATGCTGCTCCCACTAGTCCAAATTGTGCTCTCTTTGGGCCGCCCTCTGATTAGCTCAACCCAGAAACAAGGTCTTATGCAATCTAATCCTGTCAGTTCTGGATGCTGGACAAAACTCCCGCTATATCCTGACCAATCAGTTATTGCTACGATATCTTGTTTCACCGAGAAGCTACTGTCCGTTCCAGTCCACCCATTTGGATCCCAAATCATTTCAAAGCCGCTCCTGGAATTAGTGCTTTTGGTTCTCCCGATCCAAACACCATTGCCGTATTTAAATGAAAACCCTTTTACTCCATATGCCCCGTTAGGGGACACCGGACCACAACTGCCTGTTCCATCATTGGGGCGTGGATTGTCTCCGAAAACTCCACTGCATATATATCCTATTTGATACTCCAAATTTTGATTGAAAGATACCCATGGCCGATTTGAGCCATGCCAATTATCCCTGCACACACATGTGATTTCGCCAGCATCAGGATAACAGGAGCACTCCTCATAGTGATAATTAGGGGCATTCAATTCGACTGATTTAACTACTTTCCCTTTTTCCATTTTGAAGATCTTATATGAGGCCTGCCCATTACTTGGTCCGTCAGTCATTACAGTAAAGCAAGAGCCATTTACACATGCACATTCAGACTCTTGAGTTCTCAGTATGTTGTTCCTCCAACTCTTGATAGTGTCTGTTATTATGCCGTTGTATTTCAATACAGCCACAGCCCCATTGTCTGGGCCAGAAATTCCAATTGTCAACCAACTGGTGCCATCATGGCAAGCACTTGCCGACCAAGCAACAGACTCAAACCTTGAGTTATATGGGGAGGGAGCCTCACCCACAGGACAACTCATCAATGTTCTGTGAGGGCTTCTGTCTTTGACGGTCCCATTGGAGTGCTTGTCATTCAGCAAGGCTCCCTGAGTCAAAAAGAAAGTTCTGCATTCCAAGTGGGAGCATGAGATGAACGGCTCTCTTATAACAAACACATCCCCCTTGGAACCGATTCTTATACCGTTGTCCTTACTGTGTACAGCCCATCCGCTAATGGGGCAAAGAGATGAATTGCCCGCTAATGTTACTGAAGCCACAGCTTTTTCAGTAAGAAAATTGGTATTGCTGATGTTGACATATGTTTGATTTACCCAGGTGTTGTTTTCATAAGTAATAATGCTTTGATTGCATGGTTCAGCTTGGTGTTGATTCCCTGTCTGAATTGAATGACTGACCCATATTGAGATTATGTTCCCAATTTGTAACATCAAGCTAATTATCCCAACTACCATACAGATTGATCCAATGGTTATTATCTTCTGATTTGGATTCATTTTAATCTCCTGCTTTTGCT